GACTTGGACCTATTGACTATCCCCGACTTTCTTCGGCGCAAGAAGAAGAAGGGCAGACCCAAAAAGAGCTTGAACTTGTCGGATACGCCATCTGAAAATAAGTGGGATGCGTGGGACAAGATTAAAGAAGAGAGGTATGGAACTAAGTATGACATAATTCTTAAAGATGAGGCACCCCGAATAGGAAGTGGTTTCAGAATTGTATATGTAAAAGAAGGCCGCAAGTGGGCGCACATGGTTAGTCATACTGGTGATCCAGATATAAGATCAGGCAAAACTGTTAAACGCTTGTCTCTTAAAAGGTGGTATGAAATGAAACGAAAACATGAGCAATATAAACAAAGGAATCATCCAGATGAAGTTGCAAGAAAGCTCAGTCGCAAACGCTATCGAAGAGTATCAAAAAACACCTGAGTTTGGTGTTAAAATACGATCTGATAAAACTAGAAAGCAATATGCATATCAGTTAAGGAGACTGTGTAGTTCATGTGTAGATGGAATCTCTGTAGGAGACATGAATGTAAGTGATCTGTCTGTGGCTAAGTGTCAACATATATACTGGGCATTGATATCTGGCGTTGAAATAAAATCAGGAGAACGCTTTGCCAACTATACATTGGAGGTCATCACTCGTGCATGGAATGTCCTTATGAAATATGATATGCTTGACAAAAACCCTTGGTCCCTTGTAGAAAGAAGTAAACCTGCACCACGAAATACCATTTGGAATGCAAGTGACTTCACAAAGTTTTTAGAAACGGCTTTTAGCATGTCAAAATGGAGAAACATAGGACTGTTGGTGCGTATAAATGTAGAGCTAGGACAGAGAATAGAAGATATAAGACTTTCTACATGGGACAACTACGATCTAGAAGAAAAGCTATATAGTAGAGAGGTTATATTAAAAACAAATGAAAGAATAGCTGGCATTCCTCTTACAGATAGCCTTGTTAAAATGTTAGAAGAACAAAAACAGGACTACCACTGGCAAGAGTTGGTAGTGCCTAATCCTTTGACATTGGAGCCATATAGTGAACACAATATATCTCGTACATTTCGTACAATCATGAATGCTGCTGGATTGCCCTCACGCTTGCAATTGAGAGACATTCGCAGAACTGTATTGACAGACTTGGCAAATCACGGGGCCACAGACACAGAGATTATGGCCTACAGTGGACACAAGAGTAGAGAAAGTTTAATGCCTTACGTATGTATAAATACACAACAGGCTCGTAATGCTGCTGCTAAAAGAAAGTTTAGTTTAGAGGAAAATGATAGTTGGCAAAAACTTACAGATAGTGTAAAAACAACAGAGGAATTACTAAATGAAATTGAATTTAAGGAGAGGAAGTGATGCCACGGGACGATGAAAATTACATAGTTGAGAAAGTATATACTCAACTTGAAGATGCATGGGGTGACATGGACGTATACTTTCTTCGTCATGCTGATAGACACAGTAAAATAAAGTTAAAAATATATTCTAGAGATGGTGTAACTACAAGAATAACAATGGAAAAGATTTAGATATGAATGAAGAAACGAAAGCTAAATTTAATGCTCTGTATAAAGAATTAAAAGAAATTGAAAGTATAATTCACAATGAAACATGGCCGAATATTAATGATGGAGGAGATTTTGCAGCGAGAGATAGAATTAGAAAGGAATTGTTAGATATAATTCATGGAGGATTTGATTGAAAAAGGAGAAAGATAATAAAATGAAATGGCCGAAAGTAACTCCATCACATGGAACAAGTTGGTATGTAAAATGGCTGGCTACCAGTACAATTGTAGTTGGTGCTGTACTTAATTCTTTGGAACTGGTTCCTTCAAACTTTTACTTTATGTTGACAGGAACAGCTCTTTGGTTTATAGTAGGTATGTTATGGTTTGATCGTGCGTTGATAACATTGAATGCTGTTATATTTGTTATACATTTTATAGGTTTAGTTTTACATTACTCATACAGGTGAGACATGAACATACACAACCATATTCAATCTTTAGATTTGCAAATTGAAGAGAGGTATAGAGGAGACTGTCCCATATGTAATGGAAAGAACACGTTTACTGCAATCAAAACAACCGACAACATTCTTTACAACTGTTACAAGGCAGGGTGTAGTTTACAAGGTCGATCTGCATATCAGTTTACTGTAAGAGATGCCTTGCTTAAAAACAAAAAGAAGGATGACAGAGTAGAAATTTTTTCTCTGTCTACACACATCATGCCTAACAGAGAGTACATAGACCCTTGGGCCAAGAGCTATGATATAGATGGGTCTGATTTATTATACGATGTTAAGGAAAACAGAATAGTGTTTCCTGTTGTGCATGACAACAGAATTATAGACGCCACAGGTAGGGCAGTAGACAAAAGGCAAAGCCCAAAGTGGAAACGATACGGTAGTAGTGGACATGCTTATGTGTCAGGAACAGGTTGCATAGCTGTTGTAGTAGAGGACTGTATATCTGCTTCTGTTGTACCTACAATTGATACTGCTTTTACAGGTTTTGCTTTGATGGGAACATCTCTTTTAGACACACATGTGACACAGCTTCGGCATTATGATCAGATAATTGTGGCTCTTGATCCTGATGCAGTACAGAAGACATTTGAATTTACAGGAAGGCTTAGAAGTACACTTTCCACCAACATTCGTGCCATGAAGTTGACAGATGACTTGAAATACAGAAGGAAAGATGATATTATGAATTTGGAATTGCACATAGATTAGGAGAAATAAATGGAACTAGCACTGTTACGCACACTTATGAACAGAGAATTTTACAATGGAAACAAAAACATAGCAAAGGAAAAGATATTTAGAAGCAAAGAAACTCGTAGCATCAAGCAGATTTTGGATGATGCCATGTCCGACTATGAGAATGACATTGGCCCCTCAGATGTAGAGGCATTGTTCTTTACTAAAAATAGTACTCTTACTACGTCACAAAAAGATGTATACCAAAGTATCTTTCGTAAGATAGCAAAGGCTGGCGCTCTTAATGAAGACGTAGCTCAAAATGTATTGCGAGAACTTAATAGAGAGGACGCTGCCAATGAGCTTATGGACATAGCCTTTAAGATGTCCAATGGTGAGGTAACATCTTTACATAAAATAGTTCAGTTCACAGAAAGGCGTGAAGAGGATTTCATGCCAGCATTAAAGGTATATTTTGAGAACATGGACATTGACTCATTGTTGGAAAAGAATGAGCTACAATTTAAATGGAAGTTCAACATACCCACAGTGGCACAGTTAGTGCCGGGAGTAAATGCAGGGCAGATAGTGGTCGGTGCTGCTCGTCCAAACACAGGTAAGACCAGTAGTCATGCCTATCTTTGTGCAGGTCCGGGTGGGTTTGCTCATCAGGGAGCACGAGTTATGGTTCTTGCTAATGAGGAAGCTACAAGTAGAGTGTCTTCACGATATCTTACTGCTGCCTGTGGTATGAGCATAAAGGAGATTGTTAAGAACAAAAATCGGGCAGAGGAATTGTTTAGTCCCATCAAGGACAACCTCAAAATCACTGACGCCACAGGGTGGGACTTGGATCGTGTAGAACGAGCAGTCAAGGCATATGAACCAGACATTGTGATTGCTGACATGGCAGACAAGTTTAATCCAGAAGGTAGGTACACTGCTCACCATGAACAACTCAAGGCTACGTACATTCGCTTTAGAATCATAGCCAAGCAGTATAACTGTGTTTTGTTTGCCATGTCTCAACTATCTGCTGAAGCAGAGGGCAAGGTGTTTGTGAACATGAGTATGTTGGAGGGCAGTCGTACAGGCAAAGCAAGTGAAGCAGACGTACTGTTTTGCATAACTAAAACTCCTATGGTAGAAGGACAACAAGAGGAAGAAAGTCCTGAGAGGCATTGGTTAGTTCTAAAAAATAAGTTGACAGGAAAACATGGTCGTGTTATAACAATGCTTGATCCAGAAACAGCCACATACAGTGCATAGGAATGTGACATGAAATTAACTATAGACGTAGAGAATACTGTTTCTAAACTACCATCTGGCAAGATTCTTCTTGATCCATTTACAGAAGGAAACAAGCTTGTCTTGGTGTGTACAAGAACAGACAATGGTGAGGAATCCTCTTTTTGGTTTAGCCACTCTACACATAGTACTGACAATGCTAAAGAACTTTTACAGGCACAGCTAGATCAGGCTACGGTGTTGGTATGTCATAATGCACAGCATGAGTTGGTGTGGCTGTGGGAAACAGGCTTTACCTACGATGGACCTGTCTTTGATACCATGTTAGTTGAATACCTTTTTCAAAGGGCAATCAAACAGCCTTTGTCACTACAGGCAGTGGCAGAGAGGTATGAACTTGAGAACCAGAAGCTTGATACTCTTACCGAAAGTTTCAAGAAAGGGCTATCTG